TAGACTTTTGAATACTGAGATCATGAGTGTTATCCATATCCTGCCTGGAATTTGAGGAAATCAATAGCATTCTTTATCTGATAGGTCCTGTTCTGGATTACCTTTAGAATACTTTCCAAATAGTTCAAAGTGACATCATAATATTCAACCTTCAAACTTATCTGGGATAATTTGTTATCTGCGTCAAGGTATTTTTGTAGAGTATCTTTATCTCTTACTTTTTTAGGGAATGGTGATTCCAGATATACTTCAGGATCTGCTTTGCCCGTGAAGTACTCATATCTTTCATGCCTGACGTTTTTGCGAGTTTGTTCTGATTTTTTCTTAAGAAGAATTACTGTATTGTATATCTCAAAATATTTAGCATGTAATGCTGGGACCTTAATTGACTCATCATGTAGATTATCCATGTTAATTTGGGAATCTTTATCCCACATCTTTTGGATAGATTCAAGATCGATCATAGTCTAGTTCCTTCAGGATCCGTTATATTGTAGATAGTATACTTGAAATCGACCTCTGCAGTAAAGTATTCTGTGTCTGTGTTAGTGGCATCAAATGTCAATTCTGATAAGTTGTATGGGAACATGTCAGTAAACTCAACATTAAATTGAGTTCTTTGATTGCTGTTCATTACTGATAGTGTTCCATCAGAGTATATGTTCATCCCATTTCCATCATGTCTAATCTGAGTTGCATCTGATTTTTGCAATTTAAAGATTTCGTTTTGAGATTCTGGAAATCCAAGACCTCTCAACCATCTGTGAATTTGCATGTAATTCTCTAAATTTTCATCAACGATAAAACTTAGAGTAAAATCTCCATATTGTAACTTGTCCCCAGGAAGATCAATATTCTTCAGATATGTGGGTTGCTCAGCAATACCAAGAGTGAGTCCTGGAATATTTGCTTTGTTTGAAAAGAATGATACCTTACGAGCTCTACTCAGAGTAAATCTAAATCCAATAGATGATAGAAAATTCCTATTCTCTATTTGATTACTGTATGCATTTCCTACGTTCATTTTATTTTCTCCTGAAGATTTTTGATCATGTACTCACCAAGTTGCTTATATCCGTCATTCTTTGGATGATAAGTATATGGATTTAATAAATTATGCCTACAAGCATATCTAAAATCATCAGCGAAGAATGTTGGTAGTTTTCCTAACTTTGTTGTCTTCCTATGATTATCTACAAGAACCGATAATAAATCTCTTCTAATTTCATTAGCACCAAAAAAATTTGAAGGTTTTACTGAGTAATTAAAAGAAGAAAATGTGTCATACCAAAAATTTTTAATACCTAATAATTTAAAATATTGGTTCCAATGTAAAAACTCAAATTCTAATTCTTTTACTCTAGCAGGTTCATTGTATGAATATTTATTCAAGCAATGTGCAATATGATCTATTGCACTTGAATCTTCTCCAAATTGATCTGGATGTACATCTTCATCTTTAACATTTGTTAAAAAAATATGTTCATATTTCCATTCGTCCTTTACCCAAAAATCATATCTATTAACTGAAGTAGTTCCCCATAATACGTAAATTTTTCTTCCTTGTTGATATAATTCTTTAAATTTATTAGATACAAAAAATTGTTTTGCTAGTCTAAATTGTTTATCATTACTACTACCACCAATACCATAATTGAGATGTTCAAAGTCAAAATGATCTACAACGTATTTTCTCCAACCATTTTCCCAACATAGATCTGGATCAAGATAAATTTTATCATACTCCTCATTAGACATGCCTTCTTTATATGCAGATCCTTGACCAAATGTCCAACTACACCCAAATGTAATAAGAAGATCCTTCATTATAAAAAGTTCAATATATGTATTTAGACAAAAAAAGAGACCCTTTCGGGTCTCTTGAACAGATTGTGAGTCCGATGGATCACATAAGGTTCTTGATTTGAACTCTTCTGTAGTAACGGTTCTGGTTGACCTTGAGGCGTCCCAGTCCTTGCTCGGATCCTTCTGCGAAGGGGTTTGCAACAAGACCATAACGGGTCTTGAATCCGATTTTTGGTTGGAAGGTGTTTTCTCCAACTGCACGAACCATCTGAAGAGGAACGTATGGGCAGTAGAAGAGTCCTGCGTCGTAAGGTGAGCTACCCTTGTAACCAACAACGTAGTACTGCTGAGCAGCAACGTTAGCGGCGTAAGGATCGATGTAGACTCTATACTTACCAAGCAGAACACCAGCGAAGGTGTTACCAGTGTCGTCAACGTTAAGATTAGCGTTGAGTGCTGGGGTGTAGTCAAGTACGCCAGCCATAGACAGTGCCGAAGCAACGTCAGCGGAGCACATGACAACGTTACCCTTGCCACGACGAGTTCTTTGTGCGATTGCGTTAGCATCGCGCTCGATTTGGAACAGAAGACCTTTGAACTTCTCAACTGACCAACGTCCGTTGGAGTCGATGTCGAGGTCAAATACACCAGCAGTAGCAGTGTTTGCTTGAGCACCTTGCTCAGCAACCTTGTAGATGGTTCTGATGACTTCACGGTTGATCTCAGCAAGAATCTCTGTAGAGAGAATGTTTGCGAGTTCCGCTTCAGCATTCAGACCATGAATTGCCTTAAGGTCTTGGGCAAGCTCAAGGCTGTATTCTGCCTTCAGTGCTCTTGACTTGGCTTCAACAAGAACCTTCTCGATAGAGAATGCCATCTCGTTGAACTGATTACCAGTGCCATTGCCCAGGTTCTCAGCATCGCCAGTCTTCATGCCCTGTCCTACGTTGTAGGAGGTAGAAGATGCAGTACCAACAGGGTTGAGGAGACCAGGGTTAGAACCAGACTGGCTGGTAGTACCCATACCTGCAACGCCGTCAGAGAATCCAGCGGTCTCGTCAAGACCATCGCCTTGTCCAGAGAATGCAGAATCAACTTCGTTGAATAGTGCTTCAGTTCCGCTCTGATTGGTGTAGCGGGAACGCATTGCAAAGATGAGTCCAGTAGGACCACTCATTGGTTGTACGCCTGCAAGGTCATATGCGACCAGGTTAGGCATAGAGCGTCTGATCAGAGAGATCAGAACGGGGTCGAAACCAGCAACAGGACCACCTGCTGCAGCGTCTCCACCAAATCCACCACCAGCACCAGCAGCATTACCTGCCATGGTTGGGGTCTCATTGAGGATTCCGCCTTGGAATGCTTGTTGTTCGCGGAGGAACTTTTCTTGGTTTTCTAACAGGACGGCGGTTACCGCTCTTCTATGGTTATCTTTGATTGGATCAAGACCGTCATAGTCGAGAAGTGGTGCCCACTTTTCCTGCAGATGCTCGGATTGGAACATTTGCTTTTTACCTTAGTTTAGTTTTGTTTGATTAATAATTAAGAATTCACTTATTGCTAACAGCACCTAATGTTCTGAGGTATCTGTTCATGTAGTCAGGTGTAATACCTGCTGCATCAACGTCTACTTCCTCAGACAAGTTTTCGGTCTGCGCTTTTGGAGTTTTCTGTGCCGAGAAGTAAGACTCCTTCAGCATCCCCAATTTCTCACGATACTTTTCGCCACTTTCAAACTCCACACTTTCGGCAAGTGAGGCGAGCTTCTCTTTTTGACTGAGGGCAAGACCTTCAGCTACTTCGTCAAAGATACCATCAGCAACCGACTCAGAAAGTCGGGAGTTGAGTGTGATATTCTTCTCAATTTGCTCGTTGAGTTTTGTCTCCATTTCATCAAGTTTTTCTACCATGCTCTCTAGAACATCATATTTTTCTTCAGGGATTGATACATAATGTTCTTCAAAAAGATTCTTCATGCCAGAGAGGAATGATTCCGACATTTCTGCTCTAAGACCGCTATCAATAGCGAGTCTGTTTTCGGTAACCCATTCCTCGGATACGTACTCAAGATAAGAATCTACTCTTTCTGTAAGAGCTGACTTGATCTCGGTAACTTCTTCTACGAGGCGCTCCTCGTATACTTCGTTGTACGCAGCAACCATACCTTCCTTGATCTCTTCGACCTTGGAACGAAGTGCTGCCTCAAAGATGGTGCGGGCTTTCTCTTGGAATTCTTCCGAGAGATCCTCACCTTCAAGAAGAGCACTGACATCTTCAGAGACATCAAACTCTTCTTCAGCAGTCTCATCTGCCTCAGCGACAACTTCCTCTGCAGACTCTTCTTCTTCAGATACGACTTCTTCTTCAGAAGTTTCTTCTTCAGATACGACTTCCTCAGCTTCAGCGGTTACTTCCTCTTCCTCTTCGATTACCTCTTCAGATTCGAGTTCTTCCTCTTCCTTCATACCCTTCATTGCATCCGCAGGCTTAGCACCTTTGTTTACAACATCACGCACCTGCTTAAGGGTTACGCCTGGAGTTTTGATTTTTGCTGATTCGTCGTCAGACTTATAGTTGTCTGGAGTAGGGCCACCAAGATCTTCGTATGATCCAGACTCACCTGCTACTGCACCAGCAGCAAGTTTTTGCATTGGATCGGCTGCTTTTGCGCCAGCATTAACAGCGGTCTTGGATTGAGTTGTGCCTGCTTCCATTTCCTGTAAGTTTTTGTCACTAGACATTTGAGACTCTCCGATTAACCTTTGTAATTTAATCTATATTTATTTATTATATTTAAAACTTGAACTGCATATATAGCGTCTCAAAGTGAACTTAAGAAGTCGTTGAACATGTTCAACTTTGTTTCTTCTAATACTTTTTGCCTAGATGCCGCCTCAATTCTCATTTTTGTTTGTTGAGCGAGTTTTTCGCGAAGTATGCCTCCATCCCAAACCCAATCTCTTCCTTCCATAATGCCTTGGACAAAAGCATCAGGTGCTGATGGATCTGCAACAATGTCAGCAGCAGTTGCTAACATGAAGTCCTCACCAACTTCTTTGT